ACGATTGTTGCAATACCTTCAAATATAGATTTAAACATCTTACCCAATGGTTCTAACGCTGGGCCCATTATTCTAATAGCTACTGCTAATCCAAGAAATGCTAATGTAACTGCTGCTAATCCGATTAGTGCAGCTGGGTTTGCAAGTGATGCTAATCCACCAGATAATCCTTTTAAAAATCCACCTAATCCTTGTCCTATAGCCTTTAAAGCACCACCAATACCTGTGGCTAATCCTTTAACAAAATTACCGATTCCTTTACCAAGGTCTCCAATTCCTCTTCCTAATCTACTGAGTACTCCTGTTGATTGTTTTCCAACTGATGTTACACTTTTACCAACTCCACCAAATAAAGATTTAAGACCTTTAAATAATTTAAAAGCAACAATACCTCCAAGTAAAATTCCTATAAATTTAGCTACTCCTTTACCAGCTCCAACTGATGCCATATGAATCTTATCAACCGCCTCACCTGTTTTTTCAGCTGATTCTGTTGCTTTATCTCCACCTCCTCCACCAAATAATCCAAATACATAACTCAGTGCACTACCGATGGCTGATAAAATTGGTTTTATGAAATCATATACTTTAGCAAATCCTTCGGATAAACCTTTCATAAATCCTTTTATCTTAGGCATTGATTCTTTAATCCAAGTAAGGAAATCTTTTGCCATTGGTCCAAATGCAGAAGCCAATTCCAATCCCATCATTTTTACTGAATTCTGTAATTGGTCCATTTGGGATGTTCTCTCAGCAGCAACTCTTTGATTTGCAATTTCTGTTTCGAGTTCATCTTTAGACATTTTGGATAAATCTTTACCCGAACTAATTAATTGTTGAGCAGCCGCTAAATCATCACCTTTTAATTTACCAAGTTGTTTTTGGATTCTCTGTTGGTTAATTAAATCTTGGATTGGCATTCCAGTTGCCTTGGAAAGAGCCTCTTGTTCATATACATTTAATTTGGTTAAATCACCAAGTTGTTTTGTTTGTTTTAAAACTTCTTGTTGAGCTCCTACTATATCACCTTGAGCGGCTAATCCTCTAGCTCTACTTAAATTTAAATTTACTCCAAGTATTGCACTTGCTTCTAATTCTGAGTTTATACTATTTTCAAAATCAAGTAATCCACCTGCTACCGAAGAAGCTTGTTTTATAGAAGTTCCTAATTTAGCTGCCTGAATAGCTGCTTTTTGTAATTGTTGTGGAGAACCTTTAAAGTATTTATATACTTCTTCAGAACTCTCAGCCATATCTTTAAGAACTTTACCTACTGGTACTTTAGCCGCTTTTGCAGCATTTACGGTAACATTTACCATACCTTGAGCAAGTTCTTGTGAAGCTCCAAATGCGTTTTGGAATAGTTTATTTACATTACCTATTTCATCTGTACTCAGTCCTAATCCAGCGGCTAACTTAACAGAGTTTTCTAATACACTTGAACTGATATCTTCAATACCACCAAATGCATTAAACATTCCACCTGCAAGTTTAGCACCTTCTTCAAGTGAACCTGTCATATGGAATACCGATGATGCAGCCGAACTAACTTTCGATTCTAATCCATCAAATTGATTTGCTGATAAACCTGAGGTTTCTCTAAATGCAATTACTCCTTTTTCAAACGCATTAACCGCAAATAATCCAGCGGCCAACATTCCAATAAGAGCAAGTAATATTGCCTGAGGGCCGAGGAAAGCACTCATTAACCCCTTACCAAGACCAGGAGCCGCACCTCTTAATGCTTGCATTGATGTTAAACCATCATCTAAACCTGCTTTAAATTTTGTTGTGAATTCTTTAGAAGCTTTACCTAATTTTCCTTTTATTGCATTTGCTGCCTTTTTAGCCTGTCCACCGAGTACTCCACCAAATAATGGTATGTTTCCTATTTTTTGAGCAATAGTATCAAGTCCTTCTCCTATTTTTGTAGAATAATCTTCAGCAACTTGATTTACTCTTTCAGTAGCTCTTAATCTATCTTCTTCTATTACAAGTGCTTCGTTTGCAAGTTTAAGTGCTTTTATTTTTTCCGCACCTACCGCTTTGTTTGCACCAAAATAACTTTTAGTAATTCTATTTATTTCAAGTTGATTCTTGTTTATTTGTTCCGATACACTATCTGCATCTTGAAGTCCTTCTACTGATTTTTGTAAATCTGTAATGTAAGATTTAACTTTAGAACCAAGTTTAGTTCTATAATCAATTTGTTTGCTAAGTTGTTTATTAATGGCACCTTGCATTGATTCAGACATCTTTAATGCTGCCTGATAATCTTTTTCAAGTTTTATAGCTTCCCTAGCCTGTTCTGCTTTATTTTTTGCCATTATCTAAATTTCCTGTAAATATTGGATTAACCTTTATATGATTTTCCTAATATGTGTTTATACAAATCAGGAATGGGTTCACCTTTCTTTTTCATATCTGCTACTTTTTTATGCATATCAGACATATTAGAATCTAATCTTTTAGCTATCTTTAAAAACTCTTTATCGTTAGATAGTTTTTTAACTAGCTTTTTACCAAATAGATAATCGATGAAACCTTCGTTTAATCCATGTTTTTTAATAAGAGCTTGTTTTACCTTTTCTCTTTGTTCTTTAGTTAGTCTCATAATAAGTTTTCCTATTTATACTACTATAAATATAAGTCAAAAAAAAAGTGAGGATTAATTCCTCACTTTTACATTTGGTCCTCTTGCAGTAGAGGAACTCGAACCTTTGGAAGCTCTATCCATTTCTTCCTTTTCTTTTTGTTTAGCATCTGAAAGTTCTTTATAATAAAATCTTCTTAGATGTACCGGTAACCTATAAACTCCTTCTTGAGTAAACCCATTACCATAGTAACATAACTCAAAAATTTGTTTATGTAGAATAACAGAGTAGTTAGTCGGTAGGCCAAAAAAACCCCACGCCCATTGGAATGGGCTTCACCTCCGTATCACCAGTAGTTGGGTTTTCCCACTCGAACTCTAAATTAACATCAGGCTGGTGTTTCCTTACTTGTTCTCTAAAAGCTCTCGTGTCTCTTGTTAAAAATGAATTGTTAATAAATTTAGTAATAGATTGAGTATCATCTTTACCATCGACAGATGTAATCATATATCTATATCGAGTAGTTAATTCAGAACTTCTTCCTTCACCTTTTTTATTTAACCTTTCTAATGCCTTTACATCAGCATCAATTTTTCTTTCATCACCATGAGTTAGTAACTTATATTCAAGTACTACTCCTGTTGAGGTGGTAAATTGATACTTGTTTTCTGGATTTAACTTTTCTAAGTCTATTTCTGAGGTTTGTACTTTTGATAAATCAACAGATGTCTCATGTACTTCACCTAAATCGTCTTGAATCTGAACTGTGTATTCAGGTCCATAACCTAAAATACGAGTTGCTAACATTATAGCGTTTTTATCCCCTATAAGAATGTCATCTATATTTACATCCTTATCTACTATAATAGATTCAAATAACTTATCAAGTACCACCCCCTTTCTTATCAGATTCTGCGATGAGAGAATTTCTTCTTCTCGTGCAGTCATGTACTTTATTTCAACTGTTCCTTTAGATAGGGGATTATCTTCTGGATAGCCTTTACCTTGTGATGGGAGTGATATCACTTCGGTTGGAAAATCATATTTTGCCATAAACTTTAATTTAAATTGTTTTATATAAATATATACTTTTTAAAAAGTTGAAAAAAAGGCACAAAAAAAGTTCTCACTAAGAGAACTTTTTTATATAAAAAATAAGTTGGAGCAATATTAGAATTCTAAGATAGCGTAATCATAAGAAAGTGTTAGTTCAATTGAAGTAGGTTCATTTGATGACCAATCCAATCCACCGAAGTTCGCAGATTGAATAAATGCACCTTTTAATGTCCATTGTTCAATTTTATCACCAACAGGTCCTAATAGATAACATTGGATATCTTTCTTATAGAAATCTGCATATCCATCTCTACCAGTTAGAGATTCATGAGAAGTTCTTACCCACTCCATCACTGCCTGAGCACCAGATGGAACGATTGGGTCATAAAGTGTCATGGTAACATCTTGCCAATCTCCTTTACCTTTAAGTTTTCTCTTAACATTGATGTGGTCAAGAACAACAGTTTCAAACTGAATAGTTGGTCTTGTAGCTACTTTAATAAGATATGAAGGAATACCATCAATTTCCATGATGAACCTATTTTGCATTTTAGGTTCAAAGTTGGTATAAAACATATCGTTAAATTCTAATACTTCTGCCATTTTGTTTTCTCCTTAATTTGTACTATTATAAATATAGTCCTTTTTATTTTTTATTTTAAAATTATGCCGAGAATGAAGCTCCTGTTGGGAGAATGTTGAAATCTAACACGATGAATTCAGCAGTTTTCGTTGGTTGTAAGAAAATCTGTCCAGCCAATATGTTTCTGTCGATTACATCAGGTGTGTTATTTGATTCATCCATCACTACTCGGAATGCGTATAAACCTTGTCTTTGTTGGATTCCTTCTAAATACGGATTAACAGTATTTAAGAATCTTCCTCTTGTTTGAGAAGTGTTTTGTTCGAACACCAAGTATCTTGATGTAGAAGCGATATACTTCTTAACTTTGATTAATAATCTTCTAACATTGATTCTATCAAGTGCAGAAGCCCTATCTTGTAAAGTTTTTTGTCCGAATGCAACAATACCTTCACCAGGGAATGCCGCGATTGGGTTAACTTTACCTTCATATAGTGTATCTCTTTCAGCGTGTGTTAATCTGTTTAATACAGATACCGCACCTACGATACCACCTCTATTTAAACCAGCGGGTGCGAACCATTCAGCCGCAATCGCATCGTTAGCTGCATATATTCCAGGCATCAATACTGAAGGTGGAACTGCAGTTAATCTATTTGTTCTTGAATCAATTGTTTTAACCCATGGGTAGTAAGTACCTACATAGTTAGAATCTAAGT